AAACCAGCTTCTTTGAAACTGATAGTGAAAACATCGAATACCTTCATATCGGTTATGTAGGTATTGAATGTAATCGTATTGCTGATGTACTTCGATTTTAGAAGTTCGATATTACTTAGAGTAGCCAACTGAGTTTTATCAAGTACCCATAGATAATTTAGGTCTTTTTTGATGATATAACCATCTGCTGCAATTGATTCATTACTAATCGCATCACTAGGGAATCGTATAATGTCCTGAGAGAAATCATTATCAGGGTTAGTATAAGTACTATCCATCGTATTGAAGTAGTCAGATTTAGAACCTGTAGTAACATTCACTGAACCAAGAATATTACTTTCATCAAAGTGCTGTACTGGTATATCTGGTGCATCTACTGTAAGGTAAAGCACACCATTTGATTCATATAGTACACCACCGAATGTTGATAGAATGGCTTCAATGTTTTCTTTAAAACTTTTATCGTACTGGATAGAACCGTTCGAATAGAAATGATTGTTTGCACAATACTGTGCCATTTGCCTGAAGCTGGTAATATCAATATCATTTGGATCAAGTCCAAAGCCAAACTCTGTATTAGTGATAAAATCATATAACTGGCTTGGTGGATTAGAACTAGGTTTTTTTACATTATCTGTTAGGTCATAGATCAACCGCCCTTTCATCTCTACTGATAGCGTATAGTTCTCATTAGTCAAAATACCGTCAATCAAAGAATCATTGGTTTTCTTGATAACACTACAAATCTGTACGAGTCCATCACCCCGCATATCATCAGTCCAGCGATCACCGCCGTACTGACGTGCTAGCGTCATAGAACCACCGTAAGACGGTTTACCAAAGCGTACTTCTAACTGAAGGTACTTACGGTACTTCTCGATCATCATTGAAGTAGGTATCTGACCTTCAGTAGTGATGTATGCACCATCTATCAGTACAGGGCTATTATCGATATAGATCTGTTTGATAACTCCGCCAGACTGTGCACCCGGAACCTGACCTACTTCCCCGATACTGATACAGTGCACGGTACAGAGAGTATTGGAGGTTCCCTTGTATACGTTCTGCCATACAACGATAGAGCCTAACTTGTTGTATGCATCCTCTGAAGCGTTTCGATTTGAACCGCCATAACTTATCGGGATACCGGTACTTGGGCTTGTTGACCGTGCGTTAGTACTACTGGTACTTGGATACGATACCCCCGATTGACCAACGCTCATCATTTGCGATGAACTGATATACGATAGAGCGGCTGCACCAACACCTATTGCTACTACAGCAAGTAATGCAAGTCCTGCGGCATATGCGGCGGCTGCCGCTGATGCACCTGCGATTACTGCTACAGCTACTGCTGCAATTGCCATAAAATATTACTCCCCTTTAAATCTGTATATTTTTTGTTTTTCTTGTGGGTAGTAATATGAAACGATATATTTTGATTTATCTTCTGATAGCGTTATAACTTTCCCACGCCAGTACACCGTACTGTGACCAGAAGCAAGAATAATATCCCCGTCCAATGGTTCAGTTACTGCCTGACCTTTTTCCTTACATAAGCCCAATAGCGTAGGGAAAGAGCAATTTTCTTTTGCATACTTTCTACCTTCAGTTGGGTTGCTGTACTTTTCGTAGATTTCATCACGGTAGCTAGTACCGCAAATCATATCAATTACTGTTAATACCATAATGTGGCAATCATTCACCCCATAAACTAATGGTTGCTCTGAAAGACTGCTAAGATATTCTGTTATGAATCCATTCTTCATTGTTACTTACTCTTCCAGTTTTGTTCTGAACTATTTAGTATGCCGATTAGGTCAAAGAATTTATCACCCTTATGTAAGCTTTGATGGATACTGGTACTTGATAGTAAACGTTGCGTTTGATCTAACTTCTTCCAGAGGCTATTAAGGTTAACGGTAGTTTCGTTAGTAGTACTTTGTGTGGTGTTGTTGAAATCAGAACTGAAGTAATCAACGTAACCACTAAAGATACGGTAAGCATAAAGTATTGAACCGTTAGCCGGGTTAACAATAGCCATCCAGATATTAACCTTCGCATCGCTCCATAGCCCACGCAATGCCATAGAAAGATAGTCCTGACTGACATTACTTACTTTGAAGGTAGTACCGTTATTGTTGATTTGGTTCTTTTCTACATAGTTAGCAAAGCTTGTATCAAGTAGATCAGGTACAGGTTTATATACGATACCGTTATAGTTTTGTTCTACTATAGCGTCAGTAATATAGATGTTACTTCCCTGTGGTGGCAATACGTCGATTAACTTAACCATTATGCCACTTTGATACAGTTCTTTTTCTGTCAATGATGTTTTATGATCACCCCTAACCAGATTCCAGTAAGATACTAATTCAGGGTTGTTTAGTACATTATCAGGTATAGCCATAATTAACCCCTGATATTTTCTGTAGCCTGTACAGTGAATTCAATCACGTTAGTACTAGGAAGTTGATAAGCTGAGTTCTGAGGGGTAAGGATGAATGATCCCTGAAGGTTGTTGTACTTCATAACTTCACTGGTCTGGATACTGTTAACTAATCCAGGAAAAATAGTGATAGTGGTTCCAGTATTGGCTAGTACGCGGTATAGCTTCTTATGTCCATTGAACTGAACAAGACTACCTACTTCCAGACTATTTGAATTCACAGCAATTGATGTAGCTCCTGCTGCTCGTGCTGCTGTGGCTTGAATCACTGCGTTCTGTGTACCGCTGTAAGTACCCCACCAACCTAGAGACATATCAAAAGGTTTACCATTACCATATAAGGCAAGGAAGTTAGCGAGTTCTGCACGGTCTTTTTTGTTCAGAGTGATTTTAAAGCTGAGACTGAAGTATTGAGTACCTACCATTCGTGTAATAGTTTCCCCTGACCAGGTTTGATTCTGATATTGGGGGATGTTATCTGTTAAAGTGTAATCACTGATTAGTGCATTATTTAACATGTGAATATTCCTTTTCTAAAAAGCCCACTCCTTGTAGGCTTCATGGTATTTATTGAACTTTATTCTTTTTTGATTCAAGCACAACCTTTATAATCTTATCAGTGTGTTCGTCTAGTAATTTTTTAAATTCCTCGCAAGTCATATCTTATCCTTTTATAAGCCCACATAATGCGGGCTTTGAATTATTTATTACACGTTATTCTTTTGAGATTTACGCACTGCTTGTGTAATAGTATCAGCGTGCTTATCACACATAGCTTGAAAATCAGAATCAGAAATATTACCAGAACTTTGAATAATCAAAGGTGCTTCAATTTTAATATCACCTGAGTTATTACCACCCTGATTAGAAAGATACTTCGTTAAATCCTGGTTTAGTGATTTACCTACAACACGCTCACCTTTTTCAAGATTATAAGTACCTGTACTCGGTAAGCTGTCCCATCCATCATGAGCCTGCCCCTGAATTGAAGTACCTTTGATAGTACTAATGATACTTGCACCTTCTGCGGCAACTTTAAGACCTGCTGCAATACCCATAGGCCAGCCCAAAGACATAGCCTGGCTAATGCCCTGCTGAATATTAATAATACTCTGTGCGATAGCAATACCTTTACTGATTGCAAAAGCCGCCTGTGCTGCTGCATTACTTTCACCAAATGCACCAGATAACATAGTACCTAGATTTTGTGCACCAGTTGCATACATAGATAATGTTTTCTGCTGAGCATCAATGTTAGCCTGTTGCATTTTATTATTAGTTGCAGTGTTGATAGCTGCCATTCGGCTTTGATAGTCTTGAAAGGAAACTAGCTTTTGTTCATATAACTGCTGGTTCAATGCAAGTTCTGCCTGTCCGTCAGATTGAACTTTATCTAAAGTACTTTGATCTGCTTTCATCTTGAACGGATCGGTATTGTCGATTCCTAACCGTGTATTCTGTGCATTCTGAATATCTGTTAGCTGTGTACCGTTTACGTTCTGCCCGCCAATTGCTGCAATATTTTGTGCAAGTTTTTTAGGATCTGATTCCTGAAGCATTGAATCCGTCATTTCTTTGAAGAGTCGTTTACGGTTCTCGTACTGCTGCTTTAACATCTCAGTAGTTTCAGCTTCGGTTTTACCTAACGTCTTTGCACTATCCCTGATGCGTTTTTCAATATCATTTTGTGCCTGATTGAACTGCTGTACCTGAGCCATTGCACCAGATCCGGCGATGCCAGTAAGAGTTTGCTGAAGTACTTTTGCTGCCTGAATTCGTTTGGCTTCAGCTTTCTTACGTTCGGCTTCGGCTTTCTCCGCTGCGGCTTTGGCCTTCGCTGCTTCCTGATCCTTATCAACCCAACCGCCTTTAGGTGCATCAGGTTTTTTTGTACCGGTATTGTTGTTCACAAAGTCCAGTAGATCTTGTGCCTGACTGCTTAGCTTGGCGGTTACATCTATGCTGTACCCGACTTCCCCTACACCATCCAGCTTACGGAAAGCTTTAGCAATCGCAGTATCACCGCCATACCAGAACTGCTTAGCCCAATCGGTAAACTTGTTAGTAGTCCAGCCATCTCCGTTAAGGATGTTCAGTATGGTATTCAGTTCATCTACAGTAGGTGCAAGAGCATTAGCCTTAAACAACGAGAAAGAAGTAGTTAAGGAAGCAACTTTTTTATCAAATTCCTGATACTTTTTCGCATTGTCATCAGTAAGTATTGCGTGCTGAGAATAGATAGCATTCATCAGTTCTGTTTCGTTCTTGTACTGCTTCATCACGTCTACAAGCTTCGATGCATCTGAACCCATCGATTCAAGTAAGAATGTAGTTTCTGCTGTAGTTTTTCCTGCTTTTTGCATTTCATAGAAACTATGAGCAATAGCTTTAATACCGCCGTCACTCTGATTAAGGTACTTATTCATATCCTGAACATTTACCCCAACGCTTTTCAAATCACCGGCAATAGAACCACCATTAGCGAAAGCATCGCCCAGGTGATCAAGTACATCACGGTTAATATCACCATACTTTTCAATATCCAACCCTAAACCCTGAAATGTACTTTGAAGTTGCTGTAGTTCTTTTACTGACAATCCTGATGCACGCGATACCTCATTCAAGGATTTTACGTACTCATTACTTGAAAGTAGTAATCCTGAAATACCCGCTGCAACTAACCCTACACTACCTGCTACCCCAACTAAACCAGTACTGAACCCTGAAAGCTGACCTGTGATAGTAGTGATATTACTTCCAAGATCACCAAAGATACCGCCAGCTTTATCACCGAATTCTGATAGTCCGTTACCTGCATTTTTCAATGACCTCGGTAAACCGCTTTCATCACCTCTGATTTCAAATATTAATGATTGATTACTTGCCATTAGATTTTATCCCCATCCAGTTAAGCATGTTATTTTTCTGTTGTTCTGCGATCCTCTTCTCCCTTTCATCACTCTGTTCTTTAATTGTTTTCATAGAAATGAGGTTTAAACTATCCAGTTCAGTAATGCTGAATTTATGTATATCTTCTTTTTTAATGTTTCCAGTACTAAGCCAGATAGCTTGAAGTAGCTCTGTATGCCGGATCTGTTCTACTTTCGCAGAAGAAGGATTTACTATCTCTTCGTACACATATAGGTGCACGAAAAGATCAAAGGGCATAGTGCAGAGTTCATCCACACTACACCCTTTTTGAATTAACATTTTTAGTGATAGTTTAAGAAAAGGATCGCTTCTTACTTTGACTCTACATCTTCAATATTCATAGCTTCAACGAATAAGCGGCTAATTTCCTGATTCAATTTTACTTGTACAGTCATATCAACTTTATTTTCAACCTGTTCGGCTGAATCAAAAATTTGCTTGCCCTCTTCATCCACGACACAATAAAAGATTGTTTTATAGGGATCAGAACATTCAGAGTACTTGCTTACTGATGGTAGTTTGATGTAAACAGTGATGCCTTGTGCTACTTCAAAAGGCGTCATCTTAACACCAATAGCCTTCATTAGATTTGCAATATCCATATTATTATATTCCTTGATTTATTATTAGAAGTTGTAGTTTAGAGTTATTAGCTGCCAGATCCCTGACCAACTGCAATCGGTGCACCTGTTACAGACACAACGAAATCACGAGTTACTACAGCATCAAAATCACCGTTTACTACATCTGAACTAATATAGCCGTTTACGATAGAGTAGTAAGATGCACCTTCTTTATCTGCAATGTTCTGATAATAAGTTACTTTGATTTGTACTAGTTTCTGAGAAGAAGCAGCGGTAGCAAGCATTTCCTGACCAGTTGCACCCGGTTTCCAGTTAACAGAAATTGTTAGATCTGGTACAGAACGCGAGCCGATTAGTTTTTTTGCATATTGTTCACCGAACACGTTCACGCTAACTACAGTAGATTCTGCACCTGCTGCCTGTGGGAATCCTGCAAGATCTTCTACTACGGTATAAGTAGTTGCCTGACCACCATTTGCAGGAGCGTCTGCTACTTCTACAGTTACGTTATTACCAACGAAATTAGTATTAAAAGCCATATTTAATATTCCTTTATTTTTAGGGTAAAATCCTTTTTACCCTTCCGTATTATTTATATATGAAGGTTATAGTACTTAGTATATAGTCCTAAACCTCTAAGAAGTTCACCTGTGTAAAAACCAAAATACATAGAATTATTTTTAGCTGTTGTAGGATCACCACTTCTGATAGCTGAAGACCAGCCACCATTCATTACATGATTAGCAGAAACTACATCATAGTTGTTCTGAATCTCAGTAAAGAGTAAATCCAGTAATTCATGATCTGGATAACCTGCAATAGCCATCAATGAAGCACCAGCTAACCATAAACCAGACATATGACCAGTAAAGCCATCATAGAGTACTTCACCATCATCTTTGAATCTTGTAGGTGCATGACCATCATTATTCTTCATGAACCACTTCAGATAATTCATCCAGTTCTGGCAATAGGTGATAATATTTTGTGGGATCGTATAATCACCACGTTTATATAATTCATGTACTACATCGCACCCAGCATAAAACGCTCTTGGTTCATACCCTGACCAGGCTTCTTCGTACCAGTGTTGCATAATAAACACATCTGGTTGTTCTCCATCTGGTAAGTACGCTAATGCGTCTTGTCTGTTCCATACAAAAGCCTGAGCACATGGACCAGGTACAGCGGGATGAAACTTATTAGTAAACCAGTTCTGAGCATCACATAAAAATCTAATGCTGTTATTTAATCTGGTTTCATCAATAGTAGTCCCCTGAAAACACCAAATTGTAGGTAATTGATAGCCAGGGTATGGAAGTCCACGCCATCCAGAGTATAAATTTGCATATGGATCGGTAATTGAACTGAATGGAATAAGTCCTGGAGTGTATGCGAGACTATCAAGCATATATTGTTTAATTACACAGTCACCTAACCGTGCCGTATACCCATTACCAGTACTATCATTGAACGTTAAACTGACCAGTACAGAGTAATCGCCAGTACCGCCATCATCATACAGTGCAGGTAAATCATTTACGCAATACCAGTCAATACGGCCTGACACACCATCAACGGGATCAGTATCGAGTAGTAGTGTAAACTCTTCTCGTCCGGTTAGTACTGGTTGTCCCGGCTGTTCATCACCCTCTTCATGATCTGGCTGATAGGAACTTAGTTTGAAGTCCAGTACAGAGAAGGTTTGTGTAACCCATGCACCATTACTTGCAGGTAACATAGCCCACCAACGCCAACCAAGATCATCTGTAATCCTGATGTTGAAATCATCGTTATATGTACGATAAGTGAAAGAAATTAAATCCTGTTTTTCATTGTCAAATATCCAGAAACCTACTGTAGAACTTCCGTCACTGTCCATAGTACTGGCAATGACGTTATCATAGTAAGTACCCGCAATGCCGCTTTGGTATTCAAGTTTAGTTACTGTGTTATCACCGTAATCAGAAATCATACGCATATCTGCGGTCAGGTATTGCCCGCCATCAGGTTTATTGATTCGGGTAAAATGATTCATTGGGATATTCATAGCTGTAATGCTTCCATCCGTATTAGTAATTGGAAGACCACAACGATATTTTACTGATCCAGAATCTGTTTTTGTTTTATTAACTGTTAGAACTACACCTAGACTTAGTGAAGTTCCTGTAGTATCAACGCCGCCATATTCAACATAGAAATTACTACTGTTATTGAATTTGAACCAAATAGATTGTTGCTCTAAAGTGGTTTGTGCTGAAGCACTCTGATTTATTACTACATACCCATCACTATCACGCGAATAACTTGCTACTTGATCGCTGGGATAGAAATAATCATATGAGATACCATCTGTAAAAGGGGTAATTGCCTGTGTAGATTTTCTGAAAAACATATCGTACTTGTCTATATCAGAGTATCCGATACAAGTAAGTAGTGAGTTCTGCCAGGCTAACCAGTACTGCCTATCTCCGGTAAGGTCCCAAAGTAGCTTACTTGCATGACAGAACCAGAGTTCTGCATCTGAAGCGTTGTCTGCAAAGTCCAGTGAACCATAGTTATCAATCGGTACGTGTACCGGGCGGTTGTGCCAACGTTCATTACGTCCTAAAAGATAACCGCCTTCTTCTACAGGGTTACGTGTCGCATAGTTAAAGCGGTAATTACCGTTGATTGAAGTATCTTTAAGCTGAACAGTACCTATCTGGCTTGTAAGACCATCTGCCAGTACATCACCGTTACTGTCTACCTTGCGTCCTGTACGATCTATGATCCAGTCAACATCATAGGTAGGTGCTTTAGTGTCCCAATCAATAGAGTCTTCATCAGCTAACCATGCATATGCGGTAGCGTTTACCTGATTCCATCCTAAACCTGCACGTTCTGGAAAAGCGAACCATACAGCATCGAGATAGTTACCGTAATGTGGTCCACCTGAAGGTATCTGTGTCTGTCCGTTAGTCCAGGTGAATAAAGTACCTTTGAATCCACCATGTGTTGGGTACTCTGGATCAAGTGGATAGTGTGCCAGTACAGGAGCTTTACCGTTACATATCCAGTTGCAACGAAGTGAACCATCCGGTGGATCAGGGAAAGCTACACCTCTGAAGAACCCTTTGTGATAACCGTCAAAAAAAATTTTTGCACGTTCCAGGTAATATGGTTCTTTCGTTGCCTGATACGCATAAATTGCACCCAAGATTGCTAGTGATTGTCCTTCTGTTGTTGCATCGCCGTCAGGCTGAGCTTCCCAACCTGTTTCAGCTATAAAATGCCTGTTGTTTGCCAGTACATAATCTGGATTGAAAACAAAGTGATCAGATTTATTATCATTCGTTTGTCCAGTATTGCGGCCTAAAAATTTTAAATGCCCTTCTATCATTTGAAGGGCATTATTAATACTTCCTTTTCTGATCATTAGTGAAGATCCGCCATTAGTAGAGATCCGTACCAGGTACTGCCCCCATCTACTGACAAGAATTGAAAAACATCAACCGAATCTTTAGTAAAAGTAAGAACAGGAGTACGGCCATAAGACCAAATTACATTTGAAGGCCACTCTATTTTATTTGCACCTGTACCTTGTGTAAGTGCTATCGTGACTGTCTGACTATTCTTCTTATTACCACTGGCGTTAATAATACTTACCTGTGTACTTGCTACTGATAATGTAGCTGTGAATACTTCTTTTCCGTCTGACATATCAAGTTCTAGAGTGTCTGCTACGGTATTTAGTACTAATAAATCGTCTGTGATTGTTACTTTAGTATCAATGTTAGCTTGTAGTGCTTTGTCTTTTGCATCAACCTGTGCTTTAGAATATGCCCCAACATCATCAAAGTTCAAAGTAACGTTAGAATTTAATGCATAGCCGTTAACAGTAGTAATACGCAATGCAAAGAGATCATTAGCCTGAGTACGCGAGTAAACGTCTGCAATATCCGCTGCTACTAACTGAATATTAGTACCTGAAAGCGATTTATTTTTTATCAAGAATGTTTTAGGAACAAAAGTACTATTACTATAACTTAGGCTTGCCATATCGGTTAGCTGTGCTGCCGTTAGAGTAATATTACCTGATAATGCTACACCGTTTACTGTAGTTGTCTTTGCTACGAAATTAGTATTAACCTGCGTCTGCGAATACACATCTAAAATATCTGCTGCGACAAGGTTCAATGAAGTACCTGATAGAGCGTGACCGTTTAACTGAAAGACCTTCGGTACATAGTTATTGTCTGTCTGAGTCTTTGAGTACACATCACTTATGTCTGCTGCCTGTAATGTAATGTTCGCGTTGAGCGGCTTACTGTTGATAGTACGTGTGATCGGTACGTAACTCGCTAAACTGGTCGCGGCTGCTGCACCTAGTTCACTTAGTGTTGGTTTGTCTGCACTGGTGTAGACCTTGTACCATGAACCAGTACTGGAGCTGGAGAAGTTACGCACGTTGATAACTGGTGTACCCGTCTTGCTGATTACAAGCTGAGTACCATTGTTGTTATCAAGGTTCGAGATACCAAGCATGTCTGTACCTGTACTGGTACTTGATGAAGGTACTTTAACGAACGAGTTACCATCACGGCCTTGATAGCTGGGGAACTCTACCCCGTTAGAACCTAAGCCCCAATCACCCCGGTTAAGTACTACTATAGACTCGTCAAGAATACCGCTTGATATCATCTGGTCAGGGCTGAACACGTAGGAACGGGTAACAACAGAGTT